GAGTTTTGAAATTCAACATTAGTCGGTATGCCGGGTATAAAGCCGATATACTGACCGAGGTTCATCAACGCTTCTTTAAGATTAAAATGTAAGTCTTCTCTTATTGTGGGATCGTATTCTTGGAAGTAACCAAATTTTTCAACTAATTCGGGTGTGATGTCTGATAGATCACTTGGCGCTTGTGGCGGCTCTACGGATGGCTGTTGAGGCGCGGCAGTCATTGCTTGCGGCTGTGGCAAGTCTTCTTCACCCACTTGAACAAAGCCACCTGAAGGTAGCTCTTGCATAATGCGATTACGCCTAGACAAAGGATTATACTGACGTGGTAGACCTACCAGTTCTTCTGGATTAAAGGCATGAGACAGCATGTCAGTTGCTTCTTGGTAGCGCTCGATTTCGAGATCAGTGTCTATGTTCATGGCATACGTCCTATATAGCGTCGGACAATGTTGCGAAGTGTGTTAGCTCTGCTCTGGTCAATTGTGGTCGGAATCATGCTGTTCAGTTTATCTATTGCATCTGATTCCTGAGCTTTGGTTGAGAACTGACTGAAATCATTTACAGAAACGGAAAACGGTGAGCTTTCTTTAAATCCCGCAATGGATGTCGTAAGTTCATTTACCATGCCGTCACGAAGTTCCCTAACATATTGGATCCGTCGTGTGGCCACTTCTGAATTAATAAATTCTTGCATTTCTGCAATGCGCTCACGACCTTGAAACAGATCAAATTGTCCTTCGTTTACAGCTCTGCGAAACGCTTCTGCAACATCATCAGCTGCGCGTTGAGCTGCCTGTGAAACCAGACTAACGGCTCCATTTTGTCGTTCTTGTGTATAGAAGTTCAGAGCGCTGTCTATATTTGGAAGCACTCTGTTTTGATCGCGAAGCAAATTGTTTTCAAATGTGCCAGTTGCTTGCGTTATTTCGTTAAATAGAAGCTCATACGTTGCCTTTGTAATTTTTGATCTATTCAGTCTTAAGAGCTTCATAGTTGAGCCACTTGTTAGACCAATTTTTAATTTTATATCTTCTCGTAAATTATACACAAATTCTTGGTTATCATTTTCTGCAAAACTAGTTAATTTGGTGTTTTGACTTACAATGCTTTCTAACTGATCTGACCCCCCAGGATCAGCTTGGAAGGCTGGGTCAGCGCGCAGGTACGATATCAAAACGCTTTGTACATCTTTTATTAAAAAATCTGTAATATTTTGGTTGTTCGTCAGGCGCGTTCTGATTGTCCCACCGGCTGAATCATTCATAAAATTATCCAAGGGAATGCCTAGTATCTCAAGCCGTTGTAGAGAAATCGTCTTATCTTTTTCGAGCATTAGATCATTTGAAGAAAGTGCACTTATTATACGGTTGTTTTGCTTTGCAAATATTTCTTCTCGCGCTTTGTCTTGAGCATTTATGAGGCTTTGAGTGCGATTAGCTAATGTAATAGCTTTGCCGATAATCTGTTGAGCTTCTCCAGGCGGAATGCTCAACAATACTTGAGATGTATAAAGACCGCCCTCTGCATCAAAGTTTGATAACATCATTTCTAATGTTTTTGTGGCAGCTGCGTTGTCGGGGTTTCTTTGAACATCGCCATATGCAGCCAAGAGTTGTTGCAGCTCAATAGCGCGAAATGGTTCTGGTCCTACAAATGCAGTAACAAGGTTTGACGCAACTTTACTGCGAATGTTATTTGGTATCGCAGCAACAAGCGCTGGATTTATCAATTGCTTATCCGCAGCTCTCTGTAACATCGCTTGCACATCTGCAATTTCAAATGGCAACTCATCAGATGAAGCGTTTGGGTTTGAAAAAGCTCCCACCACTTGATCTACTTTAGATTTAATAGATGCTTGGTGCCTTGCTGTAATGATATCATCAAACTTATCGCGTAGTGACCATTTTGTATTCGAACTTGCCATCTGAAAACTTTGATCAAATTTTGCCAAGGCGCGACGGTCAGTTCCTAAATCTCGCCGCAAACGATCTGCAAGCGTAGAGGTACGTGTTTCGTATTCAGATGGTTGATCATCAAGACCATCTAAAGCGTTCAGTTTTTTATTTCTAAGAAGATCGCGCGCTATCTCGCGAAAACCATCGCGCATTGCAACGTCAGCCTCGTTAAGGCGCGTTTCGAGGATCATTTCATATCGCATATCCGCAAAGTCTTGCACGGCTTTTAAAGCTGTCTGTGTTGCCTCACCTTGACGCATTATCGCATCTGGTCCGCGAAATGACATACGCGCAGAGATAGACCGCCCAGGAGTGTCAGTGCTTAGCTGACTACGGCTTTCGTAAATCGGTATTCTCATAAAAAGCCACCCAAACCACGGTTAGCGTTACTCGAACCAAAAATGCCTGTTGAGAATCCACGTCTGGCTGCACTGCCAAAGCCACTTAATAATGACGCGCGACCTTGCGCTTGGTATGCTGCGGCCACGTTACCGCCCTCCATTCGCGACAGCTCAGCGCTCAACTCAATACCTCTTTTTGTATCTGTCATCTGCAAATTCGTTAGTGAGTTGTTAAACTCTGCAACCTTCACATCGTACTCAAACTCCCTAGCGTTTTGTCTGAGAACGCGCATGGGTGTGCCAGAAGCGATATCAATACCCGCTGCCCCAAATCCGGCCACAACACTGCCCTGCACGCCCGCAAACTTATGGCGTGCAATTTTCTCATCCAGTTTGGCGTTAGCGTTGATGATCTTACGTTGATTTTCAATAATCTGCAGATCACGCTCAATAATTTTAGCATTGAACTCGCCAACTTCTTTTGCAGCGGCAGCAGCTTTGTCAGCATCGTTTTTCGCAGAAACACCACCGGCGATGTCGGCAATGACGCCTATGGCAGCAAGTAATTCAAGCATCTAGATATCAAACGTGTTAAGGCGCGGAAAGAGCGCGAGGATTGTCATAGGAAGCGGTTGGTTTTGGCGAACAAAAAGTTTTGCGTCATCATCAAACCCGCCAGGAAATTCTATCTCTTTATCTCCAGTGAAAAGCGGTATGGCCGTGTCCATATCCATTGAATCGTCACGAAAGAAGATACGGTCCAGATTTGTACTGTCTGTGCCAATTTCCAAGCCAACTGTCTTGTCTAAGCGCAGCGTGACCGCATGGATACGCTTGGGTTTGCCCTGGCTCGTTCCATCAGCTGAGCCAGCTTCTAAACGCAGCGTCTGCATTGAACTGGTGTAACCCAATCCGATTGCAGCTGATGTGACAGAGAAGTCAAAAGCAATACCGCCGGAGCTAACAGTTTTGTCAGGATGTGTCGCACCATTAGCAAGTATCTTCACGCTCTCGCCCTCTAAGTGAAACAGGCCAGACACTGTCGATATAGCACTTCCAGAATATGCTAGGCCGCTGTCAATGAAGAACGACGTTGTAGAGCTGTCGCCAAAGTCAAACGTTTTTAACAATTCTACGTAACGCTTTGTAACTGAATTAATTGTACGCTTCACAATCATGTACAAATTGTCTTCGCCGCTGTCGGTAGGTAGGACCATAATACTTTCGACAACAGCCTGACTAGATCCAAAGGCACCACCGATCACATGCTTGTGCCATGCGTAGACTTCTTCTTCGCGCCGGTATGTCAGACCTAAAAGCGTTCCATCGTTTCGCAGCGCCCATATAATAGACTCTGGTTCTTGCTGGTACGCGAACTCATTTAGCCCACCATCTGTAAGGTGTTCAGCTAAAATCGTAATGTCTTGAGCCACATATGCGTTTGTATTGATGTCACCGGCATACTGAAACTCTCTGACCTTACGCGCGCCCCGCTGAATAAAAAGCGTCACATCAGCGACCTGGACAGGCTCAGTATCTGTCGTGCCGTAATTTGAATACTTGCGGATCACAGTCGAAGTAGGTGTGACAGGACCGCCGTTGGTTGTGGTCAAAACAAATTCGCCGCCGGCCGTCCCTATCGTTAAGATCCTGGTCGCTGAGAGATACCTAATCGCATTAACTTTATTTGATGCGATGGTGTAAATCAGTGCGTCGTTGTCGTTCGTTCCGACAGTAAAATTAAGATAGTCAGCTGATTTTGAAAAAAACAGACTTTGCGGATTGTTGTTTGTTGCACCAAAGACGAGGCGCTGTTCAAAGAACGTTACAACGCTTGGATAGTTGTTGGCTGAGTTATTTAGGTTAGGACTAGGCGCGCCCACAATCGTTGCTGTAGCTAAAGTCCAGGCATTGTGGTCTGTACGTGCCAGCGTCCGTATGGCGTAGTCAGGATGCACAAGGAACATAGTGTCAGCGCTTTGAGCAAAACGAAGATTTGGTAAATCCGTTGTTCCATAGGGTGTTGTAAGCTCAAACAAACGTGACGTAGTGACCCCACTGTCAAAGGTTGTAAAACTCGTTGTGTTGATTGCATTTCCAAAAAGATCCGTCAGAGTAAAGGTGTTCGTCGTGACATTGGCGACCAGATAGTTGCGCGACGTCAGCTCTGTCATCGCACCAGTATTTAGTAGAAAAACCTCATCGCCATTGGAATACCCGTGACTGTTTGATGTCAAAACGCCAGGGTTGGCTTTTGTGATCGCGCTGATCGTTTTAGCGCTGTCCAGAACTTGAAGACCATTCCGATAAACGCGCATGTAAGTGTTACCAAATTCCAGCGCATATGTATCCGACGTTTTAAATTCAAACGGTATAAGCCGTGTAAAAGACGAACTGTCTTTTACTTCCCCCAAAAACTGTGTGCCTGGGCGTCTGGTCACACCGCCGTGCGGATGCACGATCATGTTGGTCAGTTCTGACAAACCCTCCTTGTACTTTGAGATTGTGACACGCCCTTCCAAGCGTGGGCTGATCTCGCCAGCTGTGAAGGTACTAAGAGCCGGTGCAGAGCGCGCCATTTACATTCTTGCCTCTATGAAGTCTGACGCCTCGATGCGCTCTGGTGCGCCCTCGGTGCCGTCCACAAAGCGCGCCTCACTTAGTTTGCTGTCAAACACTGCACTGGTCAGCTGCACCATGCTGGTGGAGCCGGTAATGGCGTAGCAGATTTCAAATGCAAGTCTTGCCGCAAGTGTATCGATCAGGTTAGCATCATACTCATTTGGATCTGTGACGCGGCCTACATATTTAATCTTACAAGTGGACTCATCTGTGACAAGCTTGCGCCCTTCGATGACGAAGGCAGGGCCATTACTGTTGCTAAACATATTGTCTCGCGGAAAAGTAAGTGTGCCGTTAGAAAACTCTAAAACTCTTAGACAGTAAGGATCTGAAGGGAGCGTGTATTGCTTTGAGTAGCCATAGGCTGGCGTTTCGCTATCTTGGGCCAGCTCCACACGTCTGACCAAACAATTCCAAGGATGCGCGCGAAATATTGCATCGCGCACGGATTCATATCTTTGATTTATAATGCGCGCCGGTTTGCTGTTTTCATCCAAGGCGGTGATGTTTGAAGCACCGATTTGATTGAGCGCAAAGTTGGCTATATCGACAACACTGGTCATTTATTAGCCTTGTTCTTGTTGATCATAGAAATGCGTTTAGCTTTTTTCTTTGCATCCGCTTTTGAGGATGCACCCCAAGCGCGGAGAGAAAGCAGAAGACGGGTTGGTTTTCCATCTTTGTCTCTCTCCGGCCCAGGCATATTGCCCATGCGCGCAAGAAAACTTGCGCGCCGTGGATTGTTGCCCGACTTGACCGGCGGTTTGAGGTTACCCTTGGCAGACGCCCTGCCTCTCGCGTTAAGACCGCCTTTAGGGTTTTTGCCCTCTTTCCGTTGCCAAGCCGGGGTTTTTGCCATTAGTCAACAGAGTATTTAATAGTTAACTCAATGGTTCCTGTGCCAGCTGCACCACCCATCGTCACAGTGATTGTAACACCATCTTCGTTGGTGTCTGTCTCTGTGCCGGAGCCAAGCGCCAGTGTTGCTAGAATGTCAACTTTCTGCGCAGATGTTGACGCAGCCGCTGCTTTGTATGCAGCCGCAGATGCACTTACTGCGGTGCCAGCTGCGTTTGTGTGCGCAGCATAACCAACAGACAGTGTTGTTGATGAACCCAGCGCATCATGCGCAAGAGATCCTTCAAGCAAACGTGCGCCGTCTGGCAGAATAAACATCTCAATGACATCGCCAGATGCCAAAGAAGATGCCTCATAGACCCCATGAGCCACGCGGATACGTCCACCCAGCTCATTGGCTTTGTTCATAACAGCCGGTGTTGCGCGGGTGTTAGTGCGTTGTGTTGAATAAACGGTAGCCATTAGTCAGTCTCCTTATTCACTACACGCAATTTCAACTACTTTTTCCTCTTCCATACGGGTCGCCCCAATGGATTGGCAGTAGTAGACTTGCGTAGAATATGACTTGTCGGCACGTTCATCGATGCGCGCTTGCGGCTCTTTACCCATCGCGAGCTTTATCCCGTCTGAGGCAAACGCAATGACCTGGCGGTCTGAATTGCTGTCTGTGGTTAGACGGTTAGACACGATAAAGTTAAAGCCGACAAAACTTGACAGCTCACCTTGAGCCAACGCTTTGACAGTGTTGAAGTCACTTGATGTCACGGTTGTGTTGTTTAGAAGATCAGAGATCTGCTTTGGAGACACAATGATGTGACGCGGGATTGATGGATCAACTGATGCAGCATCAAGGGTTTCTTTTGCTGAGAGCAGTTTTGCCAGTGTAAGACCTGCCGATCCGTGTGCGATTTTCTGGCCACTCGGAAGTGTGGTATCGGTGCCACCATCCTTGCCAGTTTTTGCAGTGCCAAGCGCAGCTGCAATAACAACATCGTCCATTGCACGACCCATCGCAGCGGCGGCTGCGCGTGAGTATGTGCTTGTTGGATCTACGAGCAAACGCACTTTGTCTGCATCGTCAATCAGATCAGCATATTCATAGTCACTAAGCGTAACCATGCGTCTGCTATGGGGTGTATCAACAAGCGGGGTGTCAGCGTGTCTGCTTGTGCGCAGTACAGCCGCTGCCGATCCCACCTGATCAAAAAAGGCTTTTTCGCCGTTCACGCTTTCAACGTCCACCGCAGTGCGCAGTAGAGATCCCATCTGCTGCGAGAGCATAGAGATGTTTGCTGAAAACTGTTGGACGAATGCCGTAGTCACTTGGGTAGACATATCGTCATCCTTTTACAGATAAAATTTAAGGGTTACGGCGTCTGGTTGTCCTCAATGGGGCCGGACTGCTATGAGGCTGCTAAGCCGCTTGTTTACAAGCTTCCTGTCGGGCCTTTCGGTTATCCGACTTTATATTCAAAAAGCCTTCCAACTTCTTGGACATAAAAATCATGCTCTGGGTGCACCTTGTCATGATAAGGTGTGCCAGGAGACATCATCTCTGCGATTTTGCGCTGCGCTTCGTCTGGTGTCATGACCATCTCAGTTGCTTCGCCAACCATTTGATCTTCTCCAAACTCTTTGCCCAGAGCGTGAAACATTTTAATGATGCCTGGGTGATCTCCAAGGAACGACCCATCTGCAAGCTGGATCTCATCAAACATGTCTGTGCCGCCCAGCAAATACGT